GGTGACGGCGGGAAACTTTTTTCTGCAACAGTCTCTGGCACAACTCTTTCTTTTGATTCACCTATTACTTACGACACGGATGGCCCTTCTGAGTTGGGCGGCATCGTTTTTGCCAGTGTTTCAAAGAAGGTAGCGTTAGCGTGGAAAGATTCTGGAAATTCTTCTAGGGGTACTGCATCTGTAGCACAGCTATCTGGATCAGTCACAAACCTCACCTCAGAGAACTTCATAGGCATAACCCCAAGCGCATATCCTGATGGTGCAGGGGCAGAAATACAAACCAAAGGTGCTGTTAACGCAGAGCAAAGCAGTCTTACAGCAGGGCAGTCCTACTTTGTGCAAACAGATGGAACGATAGGCTTAACGGCTGATGATCCTAGTGTCTTTGCAGGAACTGCAATTAGTGCAACAGAATTAGTAGTAAAGGCATAATCTATGTCTAATATTAACTTAACACCAGAAGAGTTAGAAGCTATGCTAGATCGTGCGGCTAGACGTGGAGCTAAACATGCTCTTAGTTCTATAGGTTTATTAGATGATGATGCCCATAAAGACATAACAGAAATGCGTAGCTTAATAGAGGCATGGCGTGATACACGTAAAGCTTTCTGGAATACAGCAGTAAAAGTATCTACAGTCGCAGTGCTTACATTTATAGCTGGTGCAGTGTGGATGACATTTGATAAATAGGTGATCTATGATTGATCCTATAACTGCTATCGCAGGTGCAACAGCCGCATTTAATGCACTAAAGAAAGGCATACAGGTAGGCAAAGACTTACAAGACATGGGTGGTCAACTATCTCAGTGGGCAGGCGCAATGTCAGACATAGACTTTGTAGACAAACGTAATCAAAAACCTAGTGTGTTTAAAATATTAGGTGGTGGTGTTGAGTCAGAGGCCATGCAAATATTCGCAGCTAAGAAAAAACGTGACTCAATGAGAGCCGAACTTAAAGATTTTATTTCTGTAGTGTATGGACCTTCTCATTGGGAAGAGTTACTTAAAATAGAAGCAGAGATACGTGTTCAGAAAAAAGAAAACGAATACAGAAGACTAGAGTTAAAACAAACTATAATAGAATGGAGTGCAGGTATTGCCATATTCTTTATACTTACAGGTAGTTTGTTTGGCTTTATATGGATAGGAACTAGATAATGAAACAATTTAAAGGATTTAAACCTGAAGCTATGCAACGTATTGCTGGTACTCTAGGGTATCAAGGAGATATGCAGGGGTTTAACGAATACTTAAATCAAAATCCTGACAAGATGCAACAGATGGGTATGTATCAACAGAAAGCACTTGAGATGGTTAATGGTGGCATGGTGCAAAACTTTGCTAATGGTGGTGATGTTGACTATTCACAATACTTTGATCCAGAAGGTAAATTAAGAAACAGTGATGGTAGTTTAGTTCCTACCTTTAGTCAGACACAACCTGACGCAACTACACCTTCAAGTACACCACCGCAAATGGGAACAGGCGATCCTCAAAGTGATACCTATCAAGCTAGTTTAGGGCCAGCAGGTACTTCAGATGGCACAGGAGTTAGTCAACAACCTGTTACAGGTATGGCTGATCCTAGAGAGACAACAATAAAAGTATTACCTACACAAACTCGTGTTGATACACTAGCAGGTGCAAAAGCTAAAGAAACAAAGTACACTACAGGACAAGAAGCATTTAAACCTGTAGATACTACAACTACTACACCTGTAGATACAGCAATTACTCCTGCAGTAGAACAAGAAAAAGAACCAGACTACAGTACATTTTTTGATGATGCAGGTAATGAAAGAAATATGGATGGTAGCCTTGTAACAGAAGGTAAAGAATTTAGAAAAATTACTACGTACCCAACTGTATTTAATACAGCAGATAACTCTTACTCTTTGTCATCATACGATTCTGGTACAGATGATGGTATTATTTATACATTAAAAGATAGTACAGGTAGACCTCTTGAAACAGAATTTAAAGGTATGCAAGAACTGCTTAATTGGGCAAAAGCTAATAATGCTACTGGATATGATCCTAAGCAAGGCGCACCTAAAATGGCAAAGGATGTAGTTGAACCTGTTAAGGATGAATCTATCTTTGATGCTGAAGCCTACATGGATGCTAATCCTGATGTTAGAGCGTCATACGAAGATGGTGGCAGAACACCTTATGAGAGTTATGTAAGGTATGGTAAAGATCAAGGTAAAGAATTTCCTATTGATGAAGTTAAACTTAAAGAATTATATCCAGAATATGCAACTGCAAAAAAAGCATTTGAAAGTAATCAAGATACATATCGTAAATATATTACTGATGAAACTACAAAAGGTGTAACTTCAGATATAGAAAATATTGAAGTAGAATATAAAAAAGCTACAGAAGGTGTGGCACAAAAGAAAATAGAACTTAATAGATTAAAAAAATTAGCTGAAAATAATCCTGATAATACATATTATGCAGAACTTGTAGATGAAAAAGTAGAAGAACTAGCTGATGACATGGAACGTGTGGAAGATTTACAGCCCACATATATAGGTACACAAAAGACTGTTAAAGATTTAACTACAGAAAGATTTGATAACCCTGCATCTGCCATCACTGAAGAAGCTGGTACTAAAGTTATGGCTGATAAAATTAATGTGGAAGATAATCAGTTTATTAAAGAAGGTACAGGTCAGTTAGATAGTGTAGCACAAGGTGTTACTACAAAAGCTAAATCATTTGATGCTGATGCTCCTGATGTTGTATCAGAACAAACATATGATGGCAAAGAAATAACTGATACAGCAGAAGAAAAGTTAAAAAACTTAGAGGCACAGACACAAGATACTCTTACACGAGAAGTAGTAGGACAGACAGACACTATACGTGCAGAAGGACAAGCAGACGAAGCAATTAAAGTAGCTGCAGATCGTATTGAACGTGCAGTTAATCCTATTGATTTAGAAGTTACAGCTAAACAAATTGCAGAAGTTAAAGGTAAAGATTTAAAAGCAATAGAAGCTAATATTGCTGTGTCTGATAGATTAAAAAAGATTGTAGCTCAGACAAGTGTAGTTGATCCTAAAGAATTACCACCACCTGCTAAAATCTCAGACAGTATAATGAGAAGTGTACAGGCAATGAAAGAAACTGACACTGGTTTGTCAGGTGAAACTACAGATTACATAGCTGCAAAGATGGAAGCATTTACTGTTTCTAGTGGTACACTTGCCGTAGCTATGCAGGGTGACGTTACTGCACAGGCAACTGTACAAGGTCAACTATCTAGCCTTATGAAGAGCTTTGATAATGGCACTCCTGCGTGGGCTGCAGGAGCCATACGTGCGGCTAATGAGGCTATGCTATCTCGTGGTATGGCAGCGTCCTCTATGGCTGCTGCAGCTATCGTACAGGCCGCTATGGAAAGTGCCTTACCTATTGCCCAACAAGATGCTCAAGTGTATGCAGCAATGGGCATGGCTAACTTAGACAACCAACAAAAGGTATCACTTGCTAATGCTGCTGCACAACAAGGTTTATCTTTACAGAATCTGAGTAACGAACAACAGATGAACTTGCAAAATAGTGTGCAAGCATTTGACCTACAGAAAGTTAACTTATCTAATAGGCAGTCTGTAGAACTAGCTAATGCACAACTAAGAGCTACACTACAAGGTAAAGTGTTAGATAATACACAACAGTCTAACATAATAACTGCAGCTAGGTATGCTGAACAAGCTAACATAAACTTGAGTAACAAACAACAAGCAGTGTTGCAAGATAATGTAGGTGCATTACAAACTAACCTAGCTGATGCTAGTGCAAAACAACAGTCTTATATTACTAGTGCTAATCTTGCATCTGCCTTGCAAGGTCAAGTATTAACTAACGATCAACAGGTAGCAATCAATACTGCTGCACGTTACTCTGATGCAGCTAATCTTAACTTTACTTCTGATCAACAAGAAATATTACATAACTCATCCTTGATGCAGTCTATTGGACTAGCAGAACTGAGTACTAAACAAGCCGCTACCCTACAGAATGCAGCTAACTTTGCAGCTATGGATATGGCTGAACTGTCTAATGCTCAACAGGCACAAGTTCTTAATGCACAGAACTTTTTACAACTTGACTTAGCTAATCTAAGTAACGAACAACAGGTAGCTATATTTAAAGCACAAGCTGTACAGCAAACCTTACTGTCTGATCAGGCATCTGTAAATGCATCTGAACAATTTAATGCTACCTCAGAAATGCAAGTAGATCAGTTTAATGCTAACTTAAAAACACAGGTAGATCAGTTTAATAAGGCACAACAGACAGCTATATCACAGTTTAATTCTGGACAAGACAATGCTATGGAACAGTTTAATGTAGCACAGTCTAATGCTACTGACCAGTTTAATGCACAGAACGAACTTGTAATTTCACAGTCTAATGCTACGTGGCGTAGAGAAGTAGCAACTTCAGATACTGCAGCACAGAATAGATCAAATGAAATTAATGCTAAGAATACTCTTGACATTAAGAACCAAGCATACGATAATATGTGGCAACATTACGGTGATCAAATGGATAATGCATATAAGTCTGCTGAAAATGAAGCAGATCGTGCAGGTAACTATGCCATAGCTCAACTAGGTGCAGATTCTAAAGCTAATGAAGCTGCTGCTCTTCGTGATGCAGGTGCTTCTGCTTCATTAGGTCAGCTTGCTGGAACATTACTTACAAGCGATTTGTCAGGTGGAATACTTGGTGGCATATTTTAATTAGGAGAATACAATGCAAACTAATCCTGCTGGAACAGCATATGCAAAATACATGAAGAACAGAACTGCTATTAAACCTGTAGAGCCAGTTAGTACTGGTCTTATGGGTATGATGCGTAAAAAACCTGAGCAAAAAAAGAAAACATTAGAACCTGCCGAAAGAGCACAGGAAATGTTTAATCAAGTACGTGATCAAAGAAAGAAACTGTATGATGGAAGAGCCTAACTTTGAAAGACATATCCCAGGCCAGAGCTTAACTAGTAAACTAGGTCAGTACCCTTGGCAAAGACCTGCACAGTACACTAATGTAGATGACGCTATGCAGTTCTATGCTGAACGTATAATGAACCCATTGTTTCGTGATCAGATAGCAGAGACTATGGAACTAGGTGTGCCACTTACATCTATAGCCAATGCCCTACAAGGTAATGGTGTTATGATGGGCAAGCATACTATTGACGTAGGTGTTCTCATACTACCAGTAATCATGGAGATGTTAGCTTACGTAGGTGATGAAGAAGGTGTTGACTATGTTATGGGTACAGAACTAGAAGACCCTGATGAAGATAAGTTCAGAGATTCAACTATAGCTGTAGCTATGAAGAAAGTTAAGGCTAAGATGGAAGCTGCAGGTGATGCACCTGTAGAGGACACAGAGCCTATGATGAAAGAAGAACCTGCAGAGGCTAGTGAGCCACTAGCTACAGGACTAATGGCAAGGAGAGCTTAATATGGCATTTAATTTTATGCAGTTTGCAGGTGGGTTTGCAGATGTTATTGTAGATAAAGTAAAGGCTGAAGAAGCTCAAGCTCGTGAAGATGAGTCATGGGATAGACGATTTAATAAACAACAAGATGCTATTGATAGTAGAACTCGTGGTGATAAAAGACGTGCAACAGAAGAAGAGGCAGCTAAGTTAGCTGAATCTTTAGCATTACACTATACACCAGATCAAGTAACTAGTATTATGTCTAAAGGGAATGCTGCAGGAAAGTATGCAGTAACTTATGCTGAAGGTTTAGATGCTCAAGGATTAGATGCATCTACTGCTTATACAATGCCAAAGTCTAATGTACAAAGTAAATATACTTTTGATATAAACGACCCTAGAGGATCACAACAAAGTCCTGCAATTGCAGCTAAAGAAGCAGCTAGTGTAATAGAAGATATAAAATTAGAAGAATCACAACCGTTTACTTCACGATTTACAAAACCTACCAAGAAAAAACAAAGTAAAGCTACTACTTATCAAGCACGTTTACTTGAGTTAGAATTACAAATGTCTAATGCAGATGGATCAGATGAACTTGCTGAATTACAAAGTGCTTGGGATAATACTTACAAAAATTATTCAGAGTTTACAAATGAAAAAGATAAAGATGGCAAAAAACCTTTGTATGATTGGTCAAAACAAACTAGAGAAAAACTAATACAAGTTAGAATGAGTTCTATTTTAAAGGATCAATCGTTTGTTGTAAAAAATTTAGCAGAAGATAGAATTGATATAAAATCAGGCAACGAAGGTAATACTTTTATACTACAAAACAAAGCTGTAAATAATTTAAGTGTTGACTATGCAGATGTAATAAAAGAAGATACAACATTTTCTAATTTAGTTAGCACAGAAAAAGAACAATTAAAATTTAAAATACAAGGTTTTAAAAATAAACGAAATCAAAACTGGTCAACTTCTGTAGGTAGATTAGATAATGGTCAACCCGATAATTATGAACCGCAGAATTTAGGCAAGGCAAAACACTATCCTTATAACCCTTCTTCCCCAATAAAAAAAGAAGATTTAGCTAGTGGAAACTACAGCAATAATTCTACTGTTCAATATGAAACAGTAGATAAAGATGGTGCTAGAGTTCTAAAAATAGCTATAATTACTAACTACGGAGTTATATATTAATATGGAAAATGATTTATCTTTTTCGTTAGATGAGGACGAAGATGAAGCTATAGTAACAGAAGATGTAAATCTTTCTCCTATTGTAACTAGCAATGATGATATGTCTTTTACTATAGATGAAGATGATACGGAAGAAGAAGAAGAAACTATTGACATGGGTTCTTTTGAAACAAGTACTCCTGTTGTACAAACAGAAACACAAGAGGCTTTAACTCCTTCTACTTCTGAAAGTTTGCCAGAAATAGCTACAGAACTAGACTCACGTATTAGTTCTAAGTATTCTATGTTGGAAGATGGACTAGTAGATAAAGCTATGGCTAGACTAGAAGATAGTAGTGCATCATGGGAAAGATATGATGCTATGGTTGAAGTTGCCAGAAAAGAAGATGAGGTAACAGGTGGGCAAAGAGCTTTAATGGTCCCTAAACCACAGTCAGAAAGATTTACTCAACAGTCAATAGAAGCAATGGAGAACAACAAAAAAGAATTACGTGATAACGTACAAGAGATGTTAAATGATCCTAATCCTATTAGGGCAGAGGCTGTAGATAAACTGCTTGATACAGGTATGTCACTAGAACAGATTAACTTTATTGTAAGAGGTGCTGACTTTGCTCCTGTAACTGGTGCTGTATTAGGTGTAACAGACATACCAGAAAATATACGTGAAGCAAGGGCTTTGTGGGGAGAAGGTAGGTATGGTTCAGCAGCAAGTTTAGTAGGTATAAGTCTTGCCGAGATTGGATTTGCTGCAGTAGGAACTAAGGCAGTAGTAGCTCCTGTGCTTTCTAAAGTAAAGAAAAGCATGAAGGTTACTAAAACTATGGAGCAGATAAAAACTGCAGATGCAACTGCTGTTGCTGCTAAAAGAGAAGTTGCTGCAAGGGTAGCTAAAGAAAACAGTGAACTTGGACAACAATTAATAAATGAGTTTGAACTTAATACAGGCAAAACTATTTCAACAACAAGTGATAAAGGTGTTAAAACATTAGATGGTCAACTTGCACGTACTGCAGGATTAGAAATAGCACAAGATGTATCTAATTTACAAGACGCTCGTGCTGTTGCATTTATGAAAGACCCAACTAAGGCTAAAGAAGAGTTTAAAGATACAGCAAAAGCATCTCTATCTGAAGAAGTAGTGGTACAAGACTTAACAGAAAATATAGAAAAAATTGTTAATCCTTTATTAGTGCCAGAGAAATTTGATGCTATTGTAGCTATTGCTAGTGACTTTCAAAAAGCTAATCCTAAAGCATTTCCTAAAGATAAATCTGTCATAGATAGTTTATTTGACTACACGGTAAGTGATGACTTATCAGGCAGTGAGGAACTTGCTAGTATGTTGTCAAAGTATGGTCTTACTTTTGATGATTATGTACTGACTGTTGTAGGATCAGGATCAGAAGCTGGTAAAATAATGAACAAGCTGTCTCAAATACGTAGGGCAGGTTCTTTAGAGTCATTGACAAGGAAGAAAAACCTTGCAAAGGATATAAGCCAGAATAAATTATTACAAGCGTGGCGTAGGATAGAGAACATTCGTAGGGGTGGTATGGTTTCTATGGTTAAAACAGCGTCACGTAACCTTACCAGTGCCACTATACGTGCGCCATTAGAGGCATTAGAGAATGTATTTGATACTACACTTTACAATATGTCAGATGAGTGGGCTGCACGTAAAGATATAGGTAGCTTGAGAGCATTTGTTAACGCTAGTTCTAAAGGTATTACGTCAACTATATCACCTAAAAACTGGAAAGATAGTACAAAAGCCTTACAAAGAACGTATCTTAATCCTATACTAGCTAAAGATATAACAGAGTTTATACTTAAACGACCTGAGTTTGATCAGCAATACACATCTATGTTTGATCTTGTAAACGAATATCAAACTAACATTGGCAGAGGAAAGTCAACTACTAAAGTAGGTAAAGTTGTAGATGGAACATTGTCTGCACTTGAAGATGGTGTAGCATTACTCAACACACCTAACAGGATACAGGAATTTATTATTCGTCGTGGTGCTTTTATGGGCGAGATGGAACGTTTAGTAAGCAGAGAATACGGAAAAGATTTAATGACTCTGCTTAAAGAGGGTAAGCTACAAGACCTGATAGGCAATTCTAATACCGTTAGACCAAAGGGAGCACGTCCTTTTGAAGAAATCATAGAAGATAGTACTCGTAGAGCTTTAGATGTTACTTATGCTAAAGCACCAGATGTTCCTATCTTTAATGACATAAGTAACTTCTTAACACGTACAGGTTTAACTGCAGTAACCACATCGTTCCCTCGTTTTATGTTCAACAGCCTAGAACTAATGGGTCAGTACTCTGCAGGTGCATTTAATCCTGCTATTAAACGTGCCTTTGGTAATAAGAAAGGTCCACTAGATGCAAAAGATAGACAGAATATATCTCGTAACATTAGTGGGCTTGTAGGTATTACAGCAGCATACCAGTACAGGAACTCAGAGGACGCACCAGCAGACTATAAACTAATTAATACAGATGAAGGTACTGTTATGGATACTACATCACAGTATCCTTTAAGACAAGCTCTATGGATAGCTGAAGCTATAAAACGATTATCTCCTGATGCACAAAAATACATACCATTAGCTAGAGGTGTTACTGGATTATCCGAAATACTAGGATCAGAAAAACGTGAAGGAGATGGTACGTTTAATAGTTGGTTTGATATAAAAGATGCACAAGAAGTATTTCTAGGTACAGCAGCACGTACTGGTGCTGGTAATGTTTACGTAGAAGAGTTGAGCAAGATACTTGCAGGTGGTGAAGACGTAACCAAAACGGAAAGATTTCAAAGAACTGCAGCTAGACAAGTAGCAGACTATCTTAGAACATGGGGCGTGGCTTTGACGCAAGTTGTAGAGTTACAAAGAGTAACTGGTGATAGACCTGCAGCATACTCAGACGCAGCAACAGATGAGCAGACTCTTGGTATTAGTTTTTCTGAACAATTAAGGTTGGAACTTGAACGTACAGGAAGACAAACAGGATTGAGTAATATATTTAATCCTTCTGAGGAAGCTAAGATGCCTACTCGTGTGTCTATATTTTCAGATGCTAAAGAGCGTAAGGGTCTAGCTGCTAGTATAGCTGGTGGTATAACACAGTTTACACGTAACTCTGCTGATGCTGAGTACTTAGAGAACTTAGGCTACAGTGAGTTTGAGTTAAGCAGTAAAGAACGTATACCATCCATACGTAGAACAGAGAATGAGTTCTTCTTAGAAGCATTGCCTAACATTGTTGCTGAGTTAAAAGCCTTAGAAACAGGCTGGCGTAAAGAATATATGAAAGCTAAACCCAATAGTGCCATTAAAAAAAGTAAAACTTTGCAGCAGTATATTATTACTGAAGCCAAGTCAGAATTAGATAGGCAAAGGCAGTATTACAAAGACCAAGACAAAGACTTTAAAACTATGAATACAGACGATTTGTTATTAAATAACAGAAAGTTTAGAAAACTACGTCCTAATACACGTAAGTTAACTATACAAAGATTTATAAAAGAAGAGGATAGAAATCCTAACTTTTCTGATATAGATGATATGGATTGGTTACTCACAGAAGGTAGTTTCATACAGAAGAAATAAAGCGAGGGGCAATTAAGCCCCTCTTTTTTTATCTAGTGTCACCACTTCCACCAATTGTACCTGCATCTTTTCTAGCTATGAGCTTCTTCTCATTCTGTGCAGCTATCATACCCAAGGTAAGATTAAGGTCAGTAGCTAGTGCGGCACAGTACCAGAGTACATCACCTATCTCACTGGCTATGTCCTCTCTCCATGTCTCAGGTCTGTTCTCTGGCCCATCACGTATAAGTTTCTTGACCTTGTTGGCTACCTCTCCTGCCTCACCAGCTAACCCTAACGCAGGGTATAGTATCTTGTGCTGGTCAGGATAGATTGCAGTACGTGATGCACTCCTTTGATACGCATTAAAGTCAGACATGCTGTACTTCTCCTTTAGGAACTGATCTGCTTCTGCCTGTAGTTCGTTCATACTCCTTCACCCTTTTAAGTTGATCGAAGTAGGCTTTGTTAAACCCACGCTCCCATTCACGATGTTGCATCGTATCCTTATCGAATGGGCTTGTTAGGTTACTACCATTTTTAAATGATGAGTAACCCATTTGATATTGCACTCTTAGTGGTGCATCGTATTTACCCAAGCCACGTGAGGCTCTGCTTTTAGTATTGTTCTTCATAAGTATTCTCCTTATGCTATTTTAAGTTTGTGTTCTGCGTGTTCTTGTAGAAAAGATAAAGGTAGTATTGTCATTAGATCACCTCTGGTAGGACGTGTATGTAATCCAAACTCGCCTCTGTAATAATCTTTACATTTTTCATTGATCTTGTCAATAACTCTTTCTGGTTTAACTAAGAAAAAGTATTCGTCAGTTTTAATTGCAATGTACCTATCAATACCATTAGGTACTCCCCAACCTTTTGCTGACTCATTATTGGGTGGACGCTTAACTGTTTTTAGTTCCCACCAAATAGTATTATCGACAGGACCATTACGATACTTACGTTTAGCTGCCTTGACATCTACCCTACCAAACTCTTTGTCTAAGACATCCCAATGTTCATTAACGTTTTCATTCCAGTTAGCTTCACGCACAACATTATCACCTCGTAGTGCAATAAACTCTTGCTCTGCTTCTGTTCCTTCTCTGTAAGATTTTGTTCTCTGCATAAGAATACTCCGATTCTGTTTAAGTTTCTAGTGATTTCTTTATCTTGTCAATAAGAATGTCATTAGTAACATTCAAGCTGGCAAGCTGATACTTCAGTTGTGTAACTAGTTTATTACAGTAGGATAACTCACCAAGGAATTTGTTTTGTTCCTCAGTAAAGTTATCTGTATCGTATTCTGTTTCACCTATGGTGACGGTAGCCATGTTTATATCTCCTTATACTAAGTCTACTACTTCACATACGTCACCAGAGCAAGCCATAGTTTGCATTGCAACAGTGTTATCGTCTTTCTCGTACTCAGACAGCCCAGCCCAATCAATTCGATCAGGCATAACTGACAATAACATATTGTAATCATGTTTGCCAACCTCTTGATAGGGTGCTTGCTGATATGTATGATCTGAGTGTGGCAAAAATGACACACCTGACATCTCATCAAAGTGTTCATATACAAATGCACCTACTGACATCCACTCATCATCTCGTACAGTGCAGGTTATGCTTGGCTTGTGTTCACACCATGATCGTTGATACACTAGCCATGTCTCAAGCTGTTCAATAGCTGACAGATCGTTGCGTGTCACTGACTTGTGTGGTGACTTAACAGGGAAGCTGAACACTGTAGTAGCATCAGGCTTCATTACATCAGGCTCATTAGGTACGCCTTGATCTGCCATGAACTTAGTCAAGGGGTCTTTGTTGTCACCTCTGACGGTTCTAATATAGTAGTCTGAATGTCTAGCATGGATTCCAGAGGCTGAATCAACAAGTTGGGAGACTGTTCCAGATGGTTTAACACAGGTGATGGCTGTCGAGGCTGGAATACCCAAACGAACAGCCCAAGTATTATTAGTAGCAACAGCATGTTCACGTAATGTTTCAAGTGTTTTCTCCAGTTTTGTGTTAGCCGTGGTCATTAGTGGATTATCCATTATCCCTGTGAGAGACACACCGAGCAATCGTTCTTCTTCTGTATTTCGCTGCCACACCTTTCGCAAGTATGGGAACTTTGTAAATGCGCTTTGGATTGTCCCAAGTATTGTGGCACATCTGACCTTTCGCTCCAAGTCTTCAAGCGTGTCAGTGGCTCGTACCACAACCTCTGTAAGATTGCAGAACTGATACGGCCTAAGTATGATTTCGCTGCATGGATTAGTTCCGAACTCGTGGTTAGGATCACGCCTACCATACTTAGCAGCTTGGTTCTGACTAGCTTTCCTATTGAATACACCTCGTTCTCCTGACTTGCTTTCTACTAATGCCAGCCACTCACGCATAAATGTTTCTGAATCTGGCTTTTCTGTATAACAAACACTATTGTTTGCCAACGCTCTATGTGATGCATTATCCCACCACTGTCCTGACTTAGCATGACGCATACGATCATCAGATAAGTTAGACAAGCTAATCATAGCTGACCTACGTACACCACCCACTACAACTACCTCACCAATTTTACACATAAGATCGTGACACTCAATACTATTTAGCTTACGTCCTTGTGCATTCTTGAAGGTAGTAATAGCAAAGTTAAACAGATCGACTAAAGGTGCAGGGCCACTGGCTCTACCACCAAAGGTCTTTAGTCTTGCGCCTGCAGGACGTATGCGAGATACATCCCACTGAGGTATCTCTCCAGCCCATAAGAGAGCAAGCACTTGTCTGAACCCCTTAGCCCAACCCTCTTTACTATCCTTAACAACGACAGTAGTATCACTGTAGAACAACTCAGGAACTTCAGGGAGCTTGGTAATAAACTGCCTCTCAACACTGAACCCAACACCAGTACCACACAACAGGATGAACATAGCCTCATCGAAGGACTTAGGGTCATCTACGGCTAGGTAGCTGCAGTTGTAACCAGAAGTGTTGTCACGCTCTAAGGCAGGGCCAGCGGTCATCATGGCTCTCATACTAGGCATGACCTCTAGGTTAAGTATAGCATCTTGTATTTCATCTCCTATGTTAGGGTTGTTTGAATCAAGAGTTGGTGCAACTACATTTTCCATGTATCGGTCTACTGTTTCTGACCATGACTCTCTACGTTTCTCTGTGTCTAACCACCTAGCATAACGTGACTTGTGTATAAATCCTTGGTAGTCTGTTGGTATATAATTATCCATATGCTTACTCCGATATTGTTTTAATTGATTTAATGTCTATACCATCTATGTCATAGAGGTATTCATGTAACGATTGTTCTATCTCACTTCCGATTTGCCCATCAGCAGGTGTGGGGTACTCGTCTTCATCCACCTCAAGGGTTATGTAAAGTCTAACCTGCATCTTCTTCTTCAATCAATTGGTTGAGATACCACTGAGCTTTCTGTAAATCCTCAATGCCATTCTTGTAACGATACCGCCACAGGTATTTCATAATGTTACCTTGTAGGTAGTATGCAAATCCATCTTGTCCTGTTGCTGCACGTATAGCGTCAATGCATTCTATGCCAGCAAAGTTGTAGTGATCAGGAGAGTTTACATTGTCAGACTGTGTAGTATCTCCAATAGTAATTGACTCTCCATTTAATGTTAATGTACTGTCCATCATGTGTTCTCCTTACTTAAAGTTTACATTTATTACGTTACCATCAATGCTCTCAAGTCTACGCTTGGGAGCTTCTTCTTTATCTTCTAACACACCTTTGGCATGTTTGTAAAGAGTCTCTCTAACACTATCGTCTTGTTCCATAGCAGGTATAGCAGCTAGTAACATGTGTGTTAGTTGCATAAGATTAACATAGTCTCCATCACTTAGTGTGTTCTCATCTGTAGTACAACTACCTACTTGTAGTTCTCCTGTCCAAGCACCGTCCTTGTCTACAAAAGGACTTATACGTATTATGTAATCATTAGGGCTAAAGTCTAAAAATATTTTATCATCTGACATACTACTTCCTCTTCACTTTTTTTAAGGGGAACGGCACTAAATCAGGGTGCATGTCCTTACCTTTCTCATACAACCAATCTTCAGGTATGATCCTGTCATGGTACATAAACTTGTTTCTATCACACCACTGACCATAAGATGTCTTAGCACCCTTACTCAGCTTACGCCTACTACTTTCAAACACAAACCTAATGTCTAGCTTTGGATGCTGTAGTTTTATAAAAGCATGTTTACGTCTGTCATCTGCTGTAAACCTGCCCTTAGTCTCAACTATGATACCATTAGGTAGTACAAAGTCAGGGGTATAGATGCGGTACATGAGGTCTTCCCATTCTATCTTGAGTTCCTCGTACTTAACCTTGATACCTTTCTCAATCAAGAAGTCTTTGTTCTTTATCTCAAGACCACTTCTATACCCATGCCTCAATGCATTAGCAAATTGCCTACCATACACTAGAACTTCCATTCCCAATTTAGTGGCATGTGAGGTATGTTAAGACCAGAACACCCTAAAGCCTTTAGCTCTAGTTTGATGGCTTCTTCTGCCTCTTTCTTAGCTTGCATAGCACTGTGCAGTCCTTGATACTTAGCCTTATGCAACTGCTTCTTACGCTCTGACAATTCTTTTTCCATAGCCTGTATCTGCTCATGCATTTCTTTTATTTCATCATCACCTAACATATAGTTCTCCTTTCTTATATAACATACTGAACAATAGGTTTGTTCCTAGCTTGTGATACCTTAGACGGTAGCTCTTCTAGTGTAGGAAAGCACTCGTGTCGATAGTCACAGAACTTACAGTTACTATTTAATATTGTATTTCCAGTAGCTTTACCCCTAAACGTTTCGGGTACAGGGTTAAAGCATCTTTCAAACACATTATCGTTTACGGTAGCAACCGTATCATTTAACTTAGTAACTTCTGAATCAATGTCAAGACCATTAGCAGCAACATATTTAATGTTACCGTTAGCTTTATTGACTACCCACCATCCACCAGCTTTCTTACCTGATGCTTTAGCGTAGCCAGCAAGCTGACCCACATAACCAAATGGATCACTGGCATTTAACGTTTCGTAGGACTCGAACTTATTCCTATATGACCAATCACTAGCAGACTTAACGTCATCTACTGCGTCATTGATTACAAGATCATATGATCCTTTGATAGTTGTATCTTCTAACTCTAGTTCAACGTAGTTATCTTTGTCTTCATACTTAACACCTGCCTCTTTGAGTATACCTTTGAATGCAGCTTCAACTATATCTCCTAGCAACATGTTCATTACAAAGGTTGTTGGTTTGGGCAACGCTTTCTCTGGCATATTCTTTTGAAACCAAAGCTGACAAGTAGGCTTACCTATGTTAGACATACGTAAACGAAACTCGTCACGCTTGTTGCCCCCACCAAACTGACGTTTAACTGCATCCATTACATCTGCACCAATCTGTTTGATTGTTTCATCTGACATAGTTGACTTGCCAGATGTAGCATTCTCTAGATACTGATTAATCGCCAGTTCAGCAGGATGGTTCATTAGACAAAATCCTCTGCAGATATATCCACAAACTCTTCCACCGTATTCATGTCTACCTCTTCATTCTTGTGCATGTTTTCATCCCATGCATTAAGAATGTAGGTATTGTAGTTCTCAATCCACGCTATGAAGTTAGCAAAGTTTTCCTGTGCATCATTGTCCATGTCTAATGTATTGTTAAGATCAAGACTAGCAGTAGGAATGTAGAAGCTGCTACCATTAGGTAGTGGTACTTCTTTGGACTCAAGCTCAATGAAGTGCTGCGGCGGTAGTCTACGCATCTTGTTGTACTTGGAGAACATGTCACCCATGATTTTGAATGCATCACGATTGTCAATCTCCCATATAAATGCGGTAGTGTCCACGTCCACAGGACTACCACCTTCATCTGTAGGATTGACCATCTCTACAGTACCAAACAAGGCACGTACTCGTTTGATAGATTTGATTAGGTCTTTCATTGAGTCAGGCAATGCAGCCCAATCTTTGATGTACCCTGCAGGTTTACCACAGTTGAACCCACCGTTGTTGTCTTTCATGTCACTGTTAAGATCATTAGCCATGACAGTTTTGACAAACCTGTTAGGTGTATTGTCGTTACCCTTGATGAACTTCTTGTACATGAACCGTTGCAAGAATGGACGTACCGATACCTTATCTGCATAGTAGGTAGGGCCATCAGGTATCTCTAGCTTGTAGCTACCACCAGCCACAACCTCTACGTTCTTCATCTTACCAGCAATCTCTTGCTGACCCATCAGTGGGGTATGTTGGATACGCAGTCGTGCTAGTGTACTAGCCTTGCTGCTTTCTTTGGGTTGGTCTGCACCCATACCCATTGCTACAGCCATAGTTGCGAAGTTGTTAGTGTCGATTGTTGTTACGTTACTCATTGGTAAGTCTCCTTTTTCATTTAAACAGACGGTAGTTATATCATGCTACGTCTTTTGTGTCAAGCCAATTCGGGCCTATCTTTGCTTCTAATAACAGTGGAATATTGAAGTCAATACCCCACCGTTTATTGATGATCTCAATCAGCTTACAGTTAGCTGCTGAGATTACTTGTAATACTTTGTCCTTCTCTTGTGGATGCACGTCTATTACAATTGAATCATGCACCGTGTTGACTACGCAACTGCGTAGCTTGTTTGCTGTTAGTAACTTGTCTATGTATATCAGAGATATAGGTACTATGTCAGCAGTTGCAAACGATTGTACAGGATAATTTTTTATCTGTGTGAAAAATGTCACACCTCCATACCTACGCCTAGTAACATCTGGGAATGAGAACTCACGTCCAGATGGTGTTGTGATCTTGCTAGTGTTGAGTGCCTCTTTAGCTAAGGACTCGTGCCACTTGGCAATACCATGATACTTCTTGGTGAACTGTTGGTAGTATGCAGCTTCTGCTTTTGACCTACCAAAGCCACTGGCTCCATACAAGGGAGCAAATGTGTGTGCCTTAGCGTCCTGTCTGGATATAGGTTGACCTGCATCAGAGATAACCTTGGCAGTGTAACTGTGTACGTCAAAGCCTGTAGTTACTTCGTCAATAGCAGTCGTGTCTTGTGACAAGTATGCTGCAACTCTGAACTCAAGCTGGGCAAAGTCAGCTTCCATAACTGATCCACCTTCCCATCGTGAGATGAATACTTTCTTGACAGGGAATGTACCACCACGAGGCATGTTCTGCATGTTAGGGTCAGCACCTGACAACCTGCCTGTACCAGTGCGGTGTTGCAGTAACCTAACGTGTAGCTTACCGTCACCCTTAACATGCGTTGCTATGCCCTCTACGAAGCTGCTGAGGTATGTCTCTACTGCTGATAGCCTACGCACCTTTTGTAGGAAGGACTCAGCCTCACTCATACCTTTGGATCGTGCTATGCCCTCAAGGAATGTTAGGTTCTCTTTGCCAGTACCAAAGCCATTGGCACTAACCCACTTAGCTGTAGGTGGGAAGAACTTGAGGCCAGCAACCTGCTGTTTGTTCTCATACAAGAAGCCATGTGCAGCACATGTAGTACACTTGCTAGGTCTAGCAAAAGGTGTACCATCTTTCTTGGTACGGTACACTTTGCCAGCACCATTACAGTCATGGCATTGATATGCTTTCTGCTTGTACAACTTAGTACTGTATAGATTGACAGTACCTCTGTAATCGTTGTCAGACATACGATCATCAAACAGGTCAGCCCATACCTTCTTGTCATCAGGCTTACGGCTATAGATAACCCAAGACAATTGCTCTGGGCTGTTGAGGTTGATAGGTCTGTCACCCATGAGATCAGCTACCTGTTCCTCAAGGGCAATGGTGAGTGTCCTACGCTCTGACTCAAACTCGTCACGCACTTGCATTAATGCGTTCATGTCTACCTGAAAGCCACGCTGATAGATACGTGCCAAGTGTATAGCCAGTTGGTTAGTCAGCTTGAGCGTTCCTTCCAGTGAACTGCATTCCTCGTATGATGTCATCAAAACATTGTACAGTTGTTGGGTAGCATGTAAGTCATGCGACAGATACTCTGATAGTTCTGCATGAGGTATGTCTCTGGTAGATATACCCTTGCTGAAGTATTCTTTCAGTGTGTCTTGCTTCTTAGTGTCAAGCTCGTAGCGTTCTGCACATGCCTCAAGGGATAGTGGTTGCTTCTGTCCACGTTGCAATACATACTCGCCTAGCATGGTGTCGAATATTTCACCAGCATAGGTGAAGCCTGACTCCCATAGCCATAGCAAGTCATGCGGTGCATTGTGTGCAACAAGAAGATGGGCAGCGTCTAATGCGTCTTGTACTATACGCCGCCCATCTGTGGTGGGTTGTTGCTCTGAGTGATCGAATGTTACAATGTCTTCATGTCCATGATCATCTAGCATACCCACCATAACTAATGTATTGGTTGGTTCAAACGGATCAAGATGCATCTTGCCGTTGCGTTTGGTTACTGTGTTTTCTACGTCAAGGGTCAGTATCATGTAGTCTCCTATTCTTTGTTGCCAAGGTAGGTATTATATAGGTCTGCCTCGAACTGTTTGTTGTTAGTGTACGCATCTATTGCCTCAAGTACTTCATCTACTGTGAGATTATTCTTCTGCATAGCCTTAGTAATCTTTGCTTGTATTGTAAAGTCTTTATTATCAGGTACTATCCATTTAGCCATTGTCATCTCCTTCCATCAGTGCTTGCCATGACACAGGGTATATGTCTTCAAGGTACTCTGCTATCCTAGCTGCAACTACTTGTGTTTCATATTGTGTATCAGCCTTCAGCCTAAGATGACACATATCAGTAAATGCGTCAAGACTACCTGACCAATACCATTCTGTCATGGTGCTTTGTGGCAACACCATACGTGCTTGCTCTGGGCATACACCTTGTCTTAACAATTCTCTGTAACATTCTAAGGCACTCCACTCTGCCCTACCTACAGGTACACTACCACCTACATTAACTACACCAGTACTACCCTGCTTGGCAGACACACTGCGTCCTCTCCACTCGTCAGGGCAAAAGAACTCAGGTGGGTTATCAACATACCTACGACTGATCTCATTCCAACGTAGGAACTTATGCTTCACTAGCTGCCTAGCTACAAAGATAGGAGCCTTGACATGGAACGACACAAAGCAATGACCAAAAGGTGACATATGCCTGTGCTTGGCTAGGTAATTAATTAACCTTACATCACCATCAGCTAATATAGGACGCATGACTCCACCTTCTGCACCAGTGTAGCCAAGGGCTTCCTTCTGTTTACCAAAGGATACCCTAGCTGCATTGACTACAGTTAGGTCACTACCCATGTGATCTATACAAGTAACTTCAATCATTTCATCTCTCCAAATAGTAATCTTTCTAGTAGTGCTAATCTTTTTTCAAGACTCTCTACTCTCTTGGACAGTTCCTCTATATGATAATTGTTATTCATTGTGCAATCTCCATCTCTTCTGACACTGCTTGTTCTATAACTACTACAGCATCTTCATTACTTATCTTGAACCACTCGTTACGTTTATCCCCCAGCTTACCTGCCAGTACATGTGCTTGTCTCTCAGCTACATTACGATCATCTGAGTAGGCATAGTGTATCAAAGTGTAGTCACGTAGTGGTGAGCTAGTCTGGTACGAACTTAACCTGTCCTCTGCATCAACTGCCTTACCTATCTTGATCCACTCAGGCCACGCCGCATTACCCATAGCATAGACATGACCAGAGGTAGTGGTATTGTAGTTAGTTAAAGAACTAAAGGCAGCGTCATCAAATGTTTTGTACACACCTGCCTTGTACAGTGGGTGTGACGTTGGTACGTATTTACCATTTACATACATACGTTTTGAATTTTGTATACGTTTCACATCACCTTTCGGGGAATAGTATCTACTTTTAATTATACGGCAGTCTTCACATAGATAATGTCTTTGTGCCGCACAATACTCCTTCCAATTTTCACCTAAAGTTAAGAGGACTCCACACTTTATACAGGTACGAGTCATGCTACGTACCTTGCTATTTTGTACTCAAGATCAGTGTGAACAATACCATGCCACCCTGACAGTTTATTCTTAACGACATTGATATGTCGCTGGTTGTCTTCTTCCTCTTGACCCTCAACAGTAGGGTTCTTAGAGATCATCAGCATGAGGTCAGCTTCTGCTGCCTTACCAGTACGGCTACCTTCCATCATAGCTTGGTTGAGTACCACCTTACCTTCTGCCTCTGCTGATAGTTGAGACATGTAGAACATGGCACACTCTTGCTGCTTGGCTATCTGTCTAGCCTGTATTGCGTTAGCCTTGAGTGCTTCATCAGGTCTAGCAAAGCCAGCAGTACGTGCAAACTTGTCACCCATGTCTAGTATAACTACGTCAGGCTTGTATGATTTACATACAGACTCAACCCAATTCATGTCACGTCCTGTTGCATCTTTGAACATGATCTTATCACGTATCTTATTGAAGATACTCATAGCCTCTGACTTACGCTTGACTATCTCGTGCTTGTCCATGCCAGTAGCTGCCGTAATGTAACGATGGGCAACACGATGGTAGCCTTCCTCATTACATAGAACAATTACTCTAGCACCCTGCCATGCAAAACCATTAGGCCCAGCCACAAGTGAGGCATGAAAGGAAGTCTTACCTGTGTTAGGTCTAGCACCTACCTCAATCAAGTGACCAGCATTGATGCCCTCAACCTTACGTGTCAACGTAGGTATGTTGAATGTCCACTGTGACTCAAGGTCAGTCATGGCAAGGATAGTATCAATGTCTATGTCTTCCCAATCAATGCGAAGGTTAGGGGTGAAGTCATCACCGTATAGCTCAAGCATATTACGTAGTGGCTCAAGGCTAGTCTTGTCACCGTTTACGTAGTCAAAGCCAAGGTTGGCTATGTCTTCACCTACTACCTGTTGGAACAGTTTGGATAGCACCTCTTGTGCTACGTCACTGCCCATAGGTACTTGCTTAGTTACTTGTACAAACAGGTGACTGTATGCTTGCTTCTGTGCAGTAGTAAGAGTAGGGTTGTTCGCAATGAACAGTGCCTCTATCTCTGCTGGTGTAACAGTACGCTCGTAACGATCCATAGCTGTATCAATAGCTTTCTTGATCTTACGAACATCCTTGCTGAATAGTCTGTCAGGACAACGTGCGCCACGATGTTCATCGTAGAAGTCTTTGTCCATAAGGCTACGTATCAATGATAGTTCCATATGTTATTCTCCTAGTGTTGTTAAGTTGTGTAAGTCGGTAGGGTTTCTGTATTTTAAATCGTCACGCAGATACATAACCTTAACTGTGTCCACGTATGTTCTCATCTCTCTTGCGAATAGCAGTGTCTTCTGTAGGGCATCGGGGTCTAACGCAATTATAACTGTTGAGAACTGCGATAAGTACCTCTTATGTCCATCGGACAATGATGTACCCAACACTGCGACCCCGACATATACACCACCGTCACCTATAACAGCAGCACTTATGCAGTCCTCAACAACTACAGCAGTTTTACCATGTCCATAAGTGTATGGCAAGCACGAATTTCCATACCTCTTCCATTTAGGTAGTCGCTTTCCCAAAGCCCTACCTGTGGCATCTACTGTAGTACCGCCATGTATAACAGGGAAGACCACACGATCTTCTTTCACGTCATACAATAGCCCTAAGTCTTGTGGGTCTAACTCCCACTCATTACAGAAACCTGTGAGCTTCTTGTAGTCACGCACCAACCACTCTGGTTTAGAGAAAGTTGATACGTGTGTCTCTTCTGCAACACTACCCAATGACTTGCGTATGTCAGCAGCAGTCAATGTTGTACGTGTGCCACCTGACACAGGACAACTGGCTTTGTAACAATTCCATACGATACTACCCATGTTGTTAGTGATAGTAAATGTGTTCTTAGTCTTACAACTAGGACATGTCATACGTTTACTCTCACCATTAGCTAGTGATAGATCACTTATAATATCTTGTATGTTCATACTACTAACCTTTCATATTATTCGTTAGCACTCAAGGATACACTTACATCTCTCTGTGTCAAGGCATTATTTGCACTAGTGTAAGTATGTTTCATATATGGTTTCACAGAAGCCACATGATTGTGTCCTGTCACTGACATAACTTGTGGCAAAGGTACACCCTTGTCTATCATTTGGGTTACACCAGTTCTACGTAAGTCCATAAGCCGTAGTTCTTCTGGTAGTTTAGCTAGTCGCATGACACGTCTACCTACTTTAGACAGACGTTCCATAGTGTACGGCATAAACATACCTTGCACTGGTCTTGTCGGATGAGGTGCAACAAATAGCTGAAAGCCAAAGTCATTCTTCTGTTCCTTTAACATGTGCAACAGGCTATCAGAGATAGGTAGACTGACCTCTGCCCTACGCTTGCTCTGTTCTAACTCTAGTTTACCATAGGTAAAGTCTATGTTATCCCATGTGAGCATACGCATGTCACCTAATCGCTGACACCACTCGTATGCCATGTGTACGATCAAGCCAAGGCTTCTGTACTCAAAGTCAGTGTACGCAGTGTCAAGGAACTTGATCACCTCACCATGTGACCACACCATCTTACGTTGAGGCGCAGCCTTACGCTTGATGTTAGCCCAAGGATTTTGTGTGGCGTACTCCATTTGAATAGCGTAGTTGTATATCCTACTGGCACAAGTAGCAGCATGATTGGCAAAAGGTATACCTCGCTTGACCCATTCTTCATAGGCTTGCTTTGCAACCTTAGAGGTAACGTTGAGGTACTTACGTGTACCCATAGACTGATGTAGTACTGTAAGAAAGTACCTATAGTCTACCTTAGTTGTATCACGTAACATATTGAAATCATTAGATTGATAGTAATAGTTGATCAAGTCTGTGACCTTGCTGCCTTTGTACAGCTTTGCAATCTGTAGTTGTTCCTCACGCCAAAGGTCAATGGTATCATTGTGTTGTTTAACTAACTTACGAACTTGCTTTAAGTTTGTGCCGTAAGTCTCTCGTTTTACTACACCTTCATCGACCAGTATCTGTGGTGGATTAAAGCGGTACGAGATGTCACCAGAAGATGACACTCGTTCCTGTACATACCGTGGTAGCCTAGCCATTAAGCAGCAGCCAGTTCAATGAACTTCTTATCACTGACCCACTTAGTTACCTCTTGCTCACGTGACCACATGCTAATAGCCTGTGTGTCGTTGCCTGTGTTCTTGAGGTTGAACCCATTACGTTCATCAGCATAGCTGGCATAGTTGGTAAAGGCAGAGTACAATGCCCACTTGTTATGTCCACGGTTAGCAGCCTCATGCATGTACAAGCCATACATTTTCTCTGCCTTACGCTTAGATGTAATCAGTTCTTCTAGCAAGCTAGACACATCGACATACTTGAGGTCTGTCTCTGCCCACACTTGCATCTTTGCTGCCCTTTCATAGAAGCTATCTCGTGCCTTGTTCAGTTCGTAGATGAAACTTTCCAAGGTAAAGTTAGATGTATTCTTACGGCGTATCTTGTCGTAAGACCCCACTATAGAGCCATTGGTACAGAAGAAGTCTATCTCTCCAAAGAATGCCTGATTGCTACATGAACCATCTACACCATGCAAAGATATGATACGGTTTGCAAGCTCTGTCTCATGCTTGTCGGTATGCACCTTGGCTTTCATGTTAGGCAAAGTAATGTCGAGCATAGTCCATGCACCATTACGTGCAGTACTGAACTTGTAGTCAGCGTCAGCTATCTCATACGTAGCTAGTTCTTCTGTAACTGTATCAACTACGTTGGTATAGAAGTCCTTGTGTGATACACAGGTAAACCCATTACCTACAATACCAAGGTACTCACCTGTCTTGGCATTGAGTACATACTTTTTGTCACGCATCTTTGTTGGTTCAAAGTCTACGTCAAAGTCGATGTGTTGTGGAAAATCAAATGGCATATTATTTTTCTCCTTCTATTATTCTGATTAGTCTTGCAATATCTAAGGCTGTTTCTGTCCACTCAGCCACGTTCAAGTCTGGTATAAGTGTTGTCTTAACCCAGCTTATAAACTCTTTATCACTATCAGTCATACTATTTCTCCTTGTGTTAAGTATGAGGCAACTCTGCCCTAGTTATATAGTCTTGTCTACCTATTATAGTAACGGTAAACTACTTGTAGAATATGTGTGACCCATAAGACACAGTTCGTGTCAGCTTCTTAGCCCATATAGGTTTCACGTAGTTGGCATGGTAGTGTGTAGCTCCATGAGATACATCATCAACTGTGCCTCTTAGTATATCATCAGCTACCAGTACAGCCATAGCCCATGATCTGTCCTCTTGTGGTCTGTCACTCTTACCATCGCAGTACCAACTGAACTGGCACTTATAACTGTCCTTACGGTAGCCATCTTTGACTACGGCACATACATTGTTAGGCCACCTGTCATCTTGAACTCTGTTGATGACCACACTGGCTACGGCATACATACCATTCATAGTCTCATTACGTGCCTCGTGATACACATTGAGTGCCAAGCATGTTATTGCTGCTGTCATTATCATTAAGCTGCTTCCTCCTCTTCTTCATCTATTTTAAATGTTACACAAATATAACCAAACTCATCTGTAGCTTCGTACTTATGGGTCGGGCAAGTGGCAAGCCACTCCCAAAACTCTTCACGGCTCATTACGCTGCATCCTCTTCTACTGGTCTGTATACTTGTATAAAGATACGTGTACCATCACCGTCACTTTCACTATCAGAGTACAGTGACACAATATCACCTGCATCTGCATACTTCTTTAGCTTCTGTATACTAATACGTTTGTCTCCACGTTTACTACGGTAAAAGTTTATGTTGACTTCTTCACCATCAATGTACTCGCCATAAACAGTGAGCTTACACCCAATATCAAAGAAATGATCGGTGTATTCCATACCAAAGTCTTCAAGTAGAAACTTTTGCACAGTTTTGTTGGCATCTATAATGCTTTTATCAAGCATAGTTTTAGTCAGTTTGATCTTGGCTCTCATGGTAATCTCTCCTAATCCGTTTGATCACAAGCTAGTATCTCATATTCACAAAACATTTCTAATATTTGTTCATAAGATTTAGCGTATACATACAAATATCTTTGTGCATTATCTATGTATTGCTCTTTGTATTCTACATAATATCTATACATGTTTTCTCCTTACTGCACCGCCATTGGTGCTTCATATATGTAATCGTATTGGTCATACTCTTCTGCAGGGTATTCCTCGCAAGAGATAAACTCTACTTCACTGGCAGGATGCATGTGCTTTGCCATAAGCACCGCCATGCTACTTGCCTTTGCCCATGTATCAATGGCAGGAAAGGTATCATCTAATGTGATACAACTCTCCTGACCATCAACAGATACAAGTATCTCGTACCTATTAATCATCACAGATACACTTTGGTACACACAACTCAGGGAATGCTTGCCGCATCTTCCACTCAGCTTTACTGATAGCCCTGCAATCTTCTATTGTTATGTCAAACATTTCCTGCATACTGAACTCAGTGCTTTGTATGGTATTCCATGCAAGTTCTATTGCCTTGCGTTGTTGTTCAGACAATGCCTTAGCATTCTCATTCTTTACACGGTCAGCTTCGTCACGTTCTTTCTGCCAATCTTCTGCTGTATTACTCATGTGTATATGCTCCTATTTTTGGTTTCACATTTGGTTCTTTCCATAGTACAGCTAGATCACTAGCATGTATTGGTTCATCAGTCAATGCCTCTACAAAGGTAGAGTATTTATATGGATTGTATGTAACTCTTTTGCCTTTGTCATGGTAAGGTAGCCAAGCCATAGTCACACCTAGCCACTCGCCTCTTACAAAGGCATGAACATTCTTCTTGCCTTCACGTAGTACCTTGGCTCTACCAGCAGGACGTACTACGTACTCTGCATCTTTGATAACAGCCATCTTTGTATGTTGTATTACTCTGCCCTTGTGACGGACAGAGAATACATTTTTGTGAAGGTTGTAATACACTTCAACTCGCATTGTGTTAGCTCCTTATGCTGCTAGGTTATCTAGCTCTGCGTTGACATCTTTCAACTGTGCTTCAAGCATACGCTTGGTTTTTAACAGTTGCATTTTGCCAGTGTTACGCTTGGCTTTGATCAAGCCGAGTGCTTGCAACACTTGAACACGATAGGTGATACGGTGCTTGTACTCATTCATAGCTTGAGCTATCTCATTGACAGTCATATCGGCATAGTTCTCCAACAGTACCGTATCAATTACCACATAATTGTAGGTATAGTTCACGGCTTTCTGCATGTGATACGTGTGATTGGCATACAACTCAGGGTGAAGTGTCTGTACAGTTGTGATTGTTGAATTTGTCATAGTGTTAGCTCCTTCGCTAGTTGGGGTTTGTGTAGATGTAGTTGTGTTGGTTTGAGTAGACATGCTATGCTACCTTTCTTGCTTGTAGTTTCTGTTTACGTGCTAACTTACGTTCACGTTTCCAATCATCATTATGTTTTTTATTAGCCCCAACGTTGGGGTTAGTTTTCTTGGTGAACTTAACGTAGTTCTGCATCTCGTAGCGCATCTCTGAACTCCTTCTTACGGTTACGTTTGGCTTTGTTGCCCTTCTTTGGAAGGACAACCTGTGGTGATTTACGTTCCTGTAGCATTGCCTTTGCTACAGGGTTAACAATTCCTATTGTCGATTTAATTTTCATTTAACTATTCCTTTTGACTAGTCAATCACAAATCCACTTGTATCTTTCTTGGCACGTCCTTTGGCATACAAGCTGACCACTACGTTAGTAGGATCAAGGAACCTAAGATCGTCTGCATCACCAGATATAACTGGACGGTCAAGAAAGGTATCTGGGATACACTCAATGTTACGCCATACAACTGCCATGTTCATACCTTTTGCTAAAGCAATGTCAACTTGTGGCTTGTAGCGTACATCAGCTTCGCTGTAGCTGAAGGTTAGATAATAATTATCAATATGTTCAACCTTACGGTTGGCAATCTTGGTGTAGTCGTAGAACTGAATATCAGGATAAGCTGCGAATATATTCTCATATGTTACGTCATCCTTGACCACTGGTATACGTTCCCAACGTATGTCACTAGTGCCATTCAATCGTATGACAGGCTTGACAGATTGCTTTGCACAATACTTGGCAAACTTGCCACAGTCTACAACCATTGCCGCCATGAAGCCAACACGATCTGTTGCAAACCATTCGGTTTTCCTAGCACGTGATTGCTGTACTGTGTTCATTGCACCACGTCCAGCGGTGAATAGGCAACCGTCAATGCAACCTGCTATCTCAGCATTGGCACAAACATTTATACCAGATGATTTCCAAGGCATCATATACATGATTGCAGTTTCATACTTGTCACCATTGCCCTTGATTGTTTTGGCATCAGCACCACTAGCGATTAATTTACCACGATAAGCCATTGTATGTTTCTTTCTGTTAGCCCCAACGTTGGGGTTAGTTTCAGTTTGATTATTAAGCTGGAAGTGATCCAGCTTTTCTAAGAATATTTATTACGTCTAAACGTTTGTGTCCAGATAAAGCACAAACCTCATGTATAGCACTAGCTACAGGTGTTTGTGTTTCCATTTTATTTTCATAATGGTCAACTACCATTTGGTTTGTCCAAAGCTTAAACATGTCGAAATCCTTTATTGTTGTTGTTAATGTATATATGTTATATAACACTTTCACTAAAGTATCAAGTGTTATATAACTATATACTATTAAAATAATGTATCATGTATCATTGGCATCATTGCCAATAGGAATACAAATGCTACCCAACTAACGGTAAGGCAAACCCAACCGATAGTCCTATTGCGATTGATGCGCCTTGCTTCACGTAGTGTCATGTTGTATACCATCCTGTATCTGTTACCAATGTTTGCTTGCCATCCATCATGCCAAGCTCTGTTTTGTTAGCCCCAACGTTGGGGTTAGTTTTAGCTTCCTTCGCACGTGAGAGCTTTTCTTGTAGCTCTTCACGCCGCTTACGGTCTTTGACCTCTGCTGTCATAGCATCTGCCCAAGCCATAGTAAAACTATTATGTTGCTTATATTTCATCATCATCTCCAAACATATTTGTCCACTCCAAAGGAGTCATGCCTGTCATCAGGAACTCTCTTTGATCTGGTGACAAATCAGGCATTATATCCTGTATTAGACCACCACCTGTTAGCCAAAGATCAATCTTATCTTGACTAACAGGTAATTGCATGGAATTTACTTCTTCAGTAAACATAGATACCATAGTGACGTTAGTCAAGTTTTCTGCCATACGTTCAATTCTCATAACATTTTACCTTTCTTATGTATGTTATATATATTTATACTTTCATAAATTCAAGTATAAATATAAATAACTACATTAAGTAGTTATTAAACCCATTGTGGGTGAATGTTAGCTTGCTCAAGCCACCGCATAGCAGTGTCTATATCTGGCGCACCATGATCCATACAAGCATTGATACTTTTATCCTCAATAGCACGTTCCTCTGCAAGTTGATTATTCAACTCACGTTGTAAGCTGTCTAGCAACTCAGTTGTTGGCACTATGCCTCGTGGCCTAAAGCCATAAACATCTTTGTAAAGATCACTAAAAAAATCATAATCCATTTTGAATCTCCTTTATGTGTGTTATATATATTTATACTTTCACAAATTCAAGTATAAATATAAATAACCACAGTAATGTGTGGTTAATTGGTAACAGCCTAAGCTGCTACCTTGAGTTCTTCTTTTTCAGAGACAGTATCAATCTCCATAAGAGCCTCTGCTATGTCAAGAAGATCGACGTTAGCATATGCAGCGGCCTTGACTATGCTTTGAACGATTTCCTCTTTTGTTGGTGGTGCTGTATTAGCCCCAACGTTGGGGTTAGTTTCAGCGACAGTATCTTCTTGTACTGTCTCTTCGGGTGTGTCTTCATCTGATGATGGAGTGTTTGCTTTAGCAGCTTGTTTCATTGCTCTCTGCAAAGCAGTAAGTGAGGTGAAACCTTTCTTTGAGGTTTGCATGAACTCTCTTGCTTCTTCTTCATTAAGAACGAACCAGAGAGCTTCGGAACGGCGTTGATCTGGAATATCTTTGATATGGCAATCGGCCAATCTGGAAGATTTAATACGCTCACCACCTTCGGCTTTGAGTTCAACCATCAGATTGCCAAGGGCAAGAGTGAAACCAGAGATCGCTTTGACGAAAACAGAAGCACTTTCTTTTGGTGCTTTACGATCAAGTGATCTATTGAAGTTTCTCATATCAACTTTGTTGAAAGTGTCGAACCTTTCCGCTAAGGCTTTGCCTTGATCCTCAAGAGTAGTGATGTTTTGAATTTGGAGGTTTGCCATTTTTTCGTTCCTTTATGTATATTCTATTTATATAAGAGATTATTACTCTCTCACAAAAAGTGAGAGTAATAATATCGTTATAAATATGAATATACTATAGTTGTCAATCCACAAAATTTGCCTCGTGATCCTCTGCCCACGCCGTTTCCCACGCTACTGCAAAAATATATTTCATATATATTTTGAAGTTCGTGCGCTAAACTTGTGAGGCCAACCACTATCCAATCACCATAACTGTGACAAATATATCACTATCAAAGATAGTGTTAGCCCCAACGTTGGGGTTAGTGATTTACATTGGCAGAGCTAATGCGGCTTGTAGGATCACATGATTGACCAATGGTATTGGTAAGAGGGGGTAGGGTTCTGTACAGCTTTGCTGTAAGGGTATCTATCAGCATAGCTGATGTAGTGGATAATATGCATCGGCATCACTACACATCTTCGATGTGAAAATCCCCCCTGTTTTTTCACTACTTGTAGTGGCAACTGATTGCATAACAGTTGTCGTAGACAAGTAACCTGTTGAAACTAAACGTATCTTCGATACGGTGGTGAATGATGCTATCACATTTGCTTTCAACCTGCGTCATGGCCTTGCATTATGGGCGCAATTGCACGTTGAAGGTGGGTGGGCAGGGGCCATGCGCCCCCCTAGCGTTATATATGCATGAACTCCTACACAGATCAGGAAAATGAGGTGTTAACCACATTACACATATAGTGGTTTACAGTATTATGTGATCACAAATATAGTGTTGTATATGTGCAACACAGCAACATTAATAAATATAATGCTATCACAGTACGATTTACTATTGACATAATAATTAGAATGTGTAAAACTAAGTATAATAGTTAGGGTAGGGTCACTATAAGTGATACACGTACAGTAAAACACTTAAATACACACATACATAACTAAAATAACATATATCTATAAATACATATAAGTATACACGTACAGTGATACACTTTAAGTGAAGATACATGTAGCTATATACGTAGATAATCGCTGTTAGGCGAGTATTTTTTGTATATATAAATAAAAAGTATTGACAATGGTAAAGAAATCAGTAAAACTAAGGACAGACAATGTTCTTGAAGAGTTTTATAACCATGTATTAAGTGGTAATCTCGAAGAGTTACATATTCCCCACAGTGATGTATTCTATGTACGTGAAGCAGTGCAGAATCATTATGGTAAACCCTTTACTCTGGAACATGTAGAGTGGGCTATGCGTGAAGAAGGTTGGACTGATGGCAATTCCTGAAAGAGTTAAGACTAAAATGAAGGCAGAAGGTCTGTCTGGTATAAACAAACCTAAACGTACACCTAAACATCCTAAGAAGTCACACTGCGTAATGGCTAAAGAAGGTGACACTTATAAATTTATAAGGTTTGGACAGCAAGGCGTAAGTGGTGCTGGCAAAAACCCTTCAACTGCGAAAGACAAAGCTCGTAAGAAGAGCTATTATGCAAGACACAATGCACAAGACTCTAAGCCTAGTAAGCTCAGTGCTCGTTATTGGTCACACAAAGTTAAATGGTAATGGAGATATACCAATGAGTAAGTTAAAATTTTTAAAACCTAAACCTAAAAAAGAAATAACTGAAGCAGATAAAAAAATTGCTAGAGAAAAAGCAAAGAATGCAGCAGAAGCTAAAATAACACCTAAACGAGGCAACAAAGGTAAAGGTCAACCTATTAGTGAAACAGCTATTAAAGAAGCTAAATCTGCTAATGCACTAGATGCTATGCAAAGACGTATTGATGATTTGCCAAAAGGTGTAATGAAAAAAGCTATGCAAAGAATGTTAGATGCACAGCGTACTAAATTTGAAAGTGGACAGGCTGCTGATGTAGATAGAGCAGCTAGGGCTTCAACACAAGCTAATCGTGATCGTAAGATGAAAGATAAGGTTACATTAGGTCAAAGTTTTGAGGGCTTTAAACGAGATAAAGATTTTGAAAAAGCAGAATATGAATATGATGCTAATAAAGAAAAAGGTATGAATAAAGGTAGCCTTGTACAACCTAAAGAAGGTCAAACTGGTTTAAAGAAATTACCATCAAAGGTACGTAACAAGATGGGTTACATGAATCGTGGTGGTTTAACTAAGTCAGGAAGTACAGACATGCGTAAAGGCGGCATGTTTTATAAGTAAGATAGTTGACAGGTATATTTTCATATGATAGAGTACGGTATATATAAAAGGAATATTATATGCCGTATCTACAAAGTAACATACCACATTTTAAAGCATGGGTAAGAAGAGAATATACAAAGAATCTAGAAGAATATCACGGAGAGTTTCTGCACTGCATGGTAATAGCAGTAACGACAATGCCGAACAGAACTCTGAGCTTCCAAGTTATCTTTACAGGATGCGAGTCAGACGAGTTGGAAGAAGAGCACAACATACACGGAGGTGCAATGTGGGCAAGGATGCCTCTGACAGCCCTTGTAGCTGACACACCGTATGAACAATGGCCTGAAGCCCTGCCACCTTACTTAGCCCAGCCTTGGGATTGTATGTCACACTATCACAGTGTTTACAAACTAGAACGTGCAAGTCCTGCTCCTTGGATAGCTAAAGTAGATGGAGAGTTTTACCCAGCTAAGTACTATTTCACAGTTGACTATACAGATAGTGAAGTAGCAGATGATCCTGCCCAGCATAAACAATCACACGTATTAGAATTGTTAGATGCAGGAGAATACACAGGTAACATGGTTGCGTTACCCAACAACAGAGTGAGAGTAACTCACCCAGCGTGGTTTGAGACAGGACAAGGTGCTCCTGACTTTAGACCTAATCAGAACATATTTCACTCAAAGGAAGATGTAGAGTACATCTGGGATACGCAACGAGTGTTTGACAATTTATATCAGGAGAATTAACAATGGCATCAAAACAAAATACGTCAAAAAAATCAGACTTTAATAAAATGATAAGGCTATTAGGGTTAACTAAATCTGAAGTAGCAGATATGCTAGGACTTAGTAAACGTGATACTGCTGGCGTAAAAAGAAGTATGGCACGAGGTGGTACACTTAAAAAGAAAAAAGGCATGGCTCGTGGAGGAATGAAGAAAAAAACTATGGCTCGTGGTGGGGCTATGGCTATGAAGAAAAAATAAAAAACTATAAGTGGTCAACCCACACTCTGCCAAGCAACGTGGTAACACCACAGGAGGATTTTTAAAATGGCAACAACAACTTTTACAAAAGGTATTGAGGCTTACGAAGATAACGTAACTTTCGGTACAGGAATAACAGGCACAGGTCTGTTACATTCATTCGGCACACGTAAGATACAAACGTTTGTAGGATCACTAGCAGCTACAGATACTGCCTCTGCTTATGCAGATGGAGACTGTCTTGTAGAGTTAGGTACATTAGATACCAATACTCCATCAACTATTGTAACACCTACTAAGTTCTTTATTCATCGTGCATTAGTATTTATTACTACTGTCGCAGGACCGACACTTGTAGGTGGTCTAGCACTTAACCCTACTTCTGGCATTGCTACTAATGCTGCTGTAGTATCATCAGGTACTGAAATTGTAGGTGCAGGAGTGGCATCCTTTAATCCACGTATTTCTGCTACTGACTCAGTAACTGAGATAGACCTTGATTTAGATGCAGCAGGGTATCATGTATTTGACCCACTAGTACAAGCACCTATTGCAAACACGAGTTTGTACGTATTTTCTACTACTACTCTTAACGGTGATGCATCTGCAGGTAGATTTACTGTTGAACTAGAATACTCAGTACATTAAGGGAGGAATGATAAATGTCAACTTCCGTAGGCACATTCCAACCTAATACGTTACAATGGAGTGTACAAACAAAAGTAACGGTAGATAATACTGCAGGTAACACTGCACATTTTACCTGCACTGGCTTTAGAGTTGTACACCTTCACTCTGACCAAGAGTTTCTAATTAACTTTGGTGCTGCAGAGGCAAACTGTGGTGCTAACGATTTAGAACTAGAGGCAGGTAATTACACTCTTGCAATACCTGACGCTGTTGGTAACGCTGTTATAATGAATATATTAGCAGCAACCAGTGATAACGTAACTGTTAAAGTAGTACTCTCATAAAAAAAGTGTAACCCTGATATAATTGCATATCGGGGTTGCATTATTATCTATAGTATGGTATAACTAGATATGTTATAACTATCTCTGGTACAACAAAAAGGAGATAGTACATGTTTACAAAGTTAATAAAATTTATTCAAGAAGGCCAACAACGCAAAGTAGCGTATTGGCAATTGCATAATATGAATGATCACGAATTAAAAGACATAGGAGTAAGTCGCAGTGAAATCTATCAGAAAGTCTACGGTCAATAAAGCTGGTAACTACACTAAACCTACAATGAGAAAAAGCATGTTTAATAGGATTAAAGCAGGTTCTAAAGGTGGGGGTGCAGGTCAATGGTCTGCACGTAAGGCGCAGCTATTGGCCTCTCAATATAAGAAAAAAGGTGGAGGATACACATAATGACTATTCAACGCAAACCGACAATGCCAGCTATGAAAAAAAGAGGTGGTATAGGAAGTATGGGAAGTGGTAAACCTACAGCTAGACCAAAGGCTACAGGAAGAACTGTATATAAATCCAGAACAACTATACCAACAAGACGTGTAGCTAAACCTACACAAACACCCAGACAAAAAGCAATAGCAGGAGCAAAAGCTAGAGGTCAAGCAAAAATAGCAGCAATAAAAAACAGATATAATTCTTTAACACCAGCACAAAAAACAGCAATGAAGCAAAAACAACAGGCAAAAGCACTTTCATTTAAACAAAGGCAAGCTACTAATAAAGCTACACCAACTAAAACAACTGGCACTCTTGGTAATCCTACTTCAACACAAAAAAAAATAAATAATACTAATATGCAAAAAGCTTATCCTGAAGTTAAACAGCTTTCTGCTCCACAAAAACAAATGCCTAGAACAACCTCTTCTGTACCTGATAGATTAAAAAAGATAGTAGGTTCTACAGTAGCTAGACGTAGAAAAGCAATAGCAGTAGCAAAAGCTAGAAGTCAAGCAAAAATAGCAGCAGCAATCGCTAGTAGACCTAGAGGAAGAACACCGTATCAAAATGCTGCGTTAAAACATCTCGCGAGTTTACGTAAAAAAACTGTACGTAGACCTACAGGAAGAACTGTATATAAATCCAGAACAACTATACCAACAAGGCGTAGGAGAAAGTAATGAAAAGATATTTAAAAAGATTGTGGTGTGCGCTTACTAATAGGAAGTGTCACGAAGACTGCAATTGTTGCTGACGTGGCAAAAGCTAAGTCACAACAAAGCCTAACTAACTGGACAAAACAGAAGTGGCGTACTAAAAGTGGGAAACCTAGTGCCAAAACAGGAGAACGTTATCTCCCTGCTGCTGCTATTAAGTCTCTCAGTGCTTCTGAGTATGCAGCTACTTCAAGAGCCAAACGACAAGGCACGAAGACAGGTAAGCAGTTTGTGGCTCAACCTAAAAGTATTGCAAAGAAAACCAAACGATTTAGAGCCGCTAGGGGTGGCATGGTAGGATAAAGTATGGCGCATAGTATTATTGATGACTATAAAATATTTCCAAGACTGATGATGTTAGTAGTTACTATATTAACATATCAATCTGTACATTGGTACATGGCTTTGCCTGATCCTTCTAATGGACAAGCAGGACTTGTATCTGTATGCATGGGTGCATTAACAGGTTGCTTTGGTATTTGGATGAACAAAGAAGCAAAAACTGACAGAGGTGGTGTTAAGTAATGTCATGGTTATGGCATTTTTATTAATGATTATGTTTGAAGGTCAAGAACATAATACACAAAACATGTACTTTAGAGACATAAACCGTTGTAATTATTTTGCTGAACAAATAGAAAAAGGGAATCGCCTACATTATGGTAGGTATACGTATAGGACAAACAGAATAGATGCATACTGTTTACCTAAAATGGTTCCTAAGAATACGGAGTTCTGGGATTAATGTATGTTATAGTACTAGTATTAATACAACTAGGGCAGCACAAAGTAGCCTCAGATCAAGTATTGTATCCAACAATGGATGCATGTGAAATAAGTAGAATATTACTAGCACAAAGACTAGAAGACAGTAAACCAACAAAAGACTCATTTACATTCTCTAAATGCACAATGATCTCTTTTGAAGAAAACAAATCAAAGGTAACATTATGATTACATTACTTGGCAGTTTATTAGGATTTGGTACTTCTTTCTTACCTGAGATATTAAATTACTTTAAGGCAGGGCAAGATCACAAACATAACCTTGAGCGTATGTCGCTTGAGATGGATATGATGGCAAAGCGTAATGAGCTAAAGCTAAACATAATAGATAAGCAAGCAGAGATAAAAGAAACAGAAGGACTGTATAAACATGATAGTATGGATGCAGGAGGTTTTATCAACGCACTACGAGGCAGTGTCCGTCCTGTCATCACTTATGTTTTCTTTGGCCTTTTTGTTGCCATCAAAGTAACAGCACTTATATCTCTTATGGATGCAGGTAATGATCTTGGTAGGTCACTGTCTCTTATATGGGATGATGCTACAAGCGGATTGTTTGCAGCTATAATTAGTTTTTGGTTTGGTGGCAGAGCAGTATCCAAGTATGTAAAGACACCAGTATAAGGAAATAAAATGGGATTTAAACTAAGCGCAAGAAGTATTGGCAAACTAGAAGGTGTAGAGAAAGACCTTGTAAATGTAGTACTAGAAGCTATTAAGTTGACTAAGGTAGACTTTGGTGTTACTTATGGTATGCGTACTTTAGAGGAACAGCAGAAGCTATACGACTCAGGTAGATCACAGACTATGAAAAGTAAACATCTTGACGGTAGGGCTGTAGACCTTGTTGCATACTTTGGTTCAGATATATCTTGGGAGTTAAACGTATACGATGATATATGTGACGCAATGGCTGAAGCAGCTAGACGTAACACTGTTGCTATTAAGTGGGGCGCAGCTTGGTCTGAAGGAGACATAAGAATGTACAGTGGTTCTGCTGAAGATTCTATGAATGCATATATAGACCTACGTAGGTCAGAAGGGCGTAGACCATTTATTGATGCCCCACATTTTGAGATGATGTAAGGAAAATTAAAATGACAAAATCAACAGAAAAACCAAAGAAAAAACCACTGACTCTTAAAGAACGTGCAGCAAAAAGAAAAAAAGAAAAAGCTGCTAGAGAGTATCACAAAGCTAAAAAAAGAAAAACACCAACTACACCTAAAATTAAAAAAGACCCTGATACTCCTATTTTTGCAACTCGTCTTGAACGTCAAATATCAACCCCTGGAAGAATTCAAGTGGGTTCAAAATTAGGCATTGGTAATCCTGGTATGGGTGGTACAAAAGTTGGATATGCCCGAACAGGATTATATGATGGTGCAGATACACAAATAAATTTAGATAAAGGTAAGTCTAAAGGTAAAAATTACGCACAGTTTGGTACAAAATCTATTAAGGATAACCGAAAAAAAGGTTTAGTTAAATAATGGCTAGAGAATTAACAGAACGTCAACAAAAGTTTCTTGATGTCCTTATGGATGAAGCTGGTGGTAATATTACTACAGCTAAAAAACTTGCAGGGTACTCACCTAATACACCTAACCGTGAGATTACTAGCAGTTTAAAAGAAGAGATAATTGACGTAACACACAACTACTTAGCACGTAATGTGCCAAAGGCAGCTATGGCTATGGTCAGTGCTTTAAACGATCCTACTGAGTTAGGTATACGTGATAAGATGGCAGCAGCTAAAGAACTACTAGATCGTACAGGTCTTGTAAAAACAGAGAAGATGCAAGTAGAAGCAAAAGGTGGTGTTATGTTAATGCCAGCTAAACAAGCACAGGACGATGATGACTAAATCTGTAGGTCAATGGAAACTCCCTCAACCAACCGACATTAAAGAAGACAACGAGTGGGTTCCTATACCACGTATATCAAGAACAATACCATATGGCTATGAGCTAGACCCTAATGATAATTTTATTCTCTTGCCTATAGATATAGAACTTGATATGCTTGAGAAAGCAAAGAAGTATTTAAAACAGTACTCATATCGTGAAGTATCTAACTGGCTAACAACAAACACAGGCAGAGAAATATCTCACGTAGGATTAAAGAAACGGTTGGATAATGAGCGAAGACGCAAAAACAAAGCTGGAAGCCTACGCAAATGGGCAGACTATGCGAAAAAGGCAGTCGCCAAAGCGGAAGAAATCGAACGCACCAGACTCGGTGCAAAAGAAAACAACAACACGCAAGAAGACGCAGCCTAATACAGAGCCTACTATTACGTACACTGCACCAGTTGAAGAACAACATAACATTATCTTCAAACCGAATGCTGGCCCCCAGACAGACTTCCTAGCTGCAGGTGAACGTGAGGTACTATTTGGAGGCAGTGCAGGTGGTGGAAAGAGCTACGCCATGCTTGCTGACCCACTACGCTTTATGGGCCATCCAGCCTTCTCAGGATTGCTCCTACGGCATACTACGGAAGAACTAAGGGAACTTATCTTTAAGTCACAGGAAATGTACCCTAAGATATGGCCTGGAATTAAATGGTCAGAACGTAAGATGCAGTGGACTGCGCCCTCTGGTGCGAGGTTGTGGATGTCCTACCTAGACAGGGAAGATGATGTCCTGCGCTACCAAGGTCTAGCGTTTAGTTGGATAGGCTTTGACGAGTTAACTCAATGGCCCACACCCTTTGCGTGGAACTATATGAGATCACGTCTACGGTCCACTGCACCCGACTTGCCTGTGTATATGAGAGCTACTACTAACCCAGGAGGTAGAGGTCATCATTGGGTTAAAAAAATGTTTATTGACCCTGCTGCATACGGAGTAGCTTTTGAGGCAACAGATATTGAAACAAGTGAAGTACTACGTTACCCTGCTGGACACGCCAAAGCTGGCAAACATTTATTCAAACGTAGGTTTATACCTGCCCGTCTTTCCGACAATCCTTACCTAGCAGAACAAGGTGACTATGAAGCAATGCTTCTGTCATTACCAGAGCAACAAAGAAGACAGTTACTAGACGGTGATTGGGATATTAAAGAAGGTGCTGCCTTTACTGAGTTTGATAGAAAAGTACATGTAGTAGAACCATATGACATACCTAGCAACTGGGTAAAGTTTAGAGCATGTGACTATGGATACGGAAGTAAGTCTGGTGTAATTTGGTTTGCTGTATCTCCTGATGAAAAGTTAATTGTGTACAGAGAACTATATGTAAGTAAAGTTTTAGCCACAGACTTAGCTGACATGGTATTAGAGTTAGAGGCTGGTGATGGAAACATTAAGTACGGAGTTCTGGACTCTAGTTTGTGGCATAAACGTGGGGATACTGGTCCTAGTCTTGCAGAACAAATGATTATGAGGGGATGTAGGTGGCGTCCATCTGATAGGTCAAGAGGATCAAGAGTATCAGGAAAGAATGAAGTACACAGGCGTTTACAGATAGATGAGTTTACAGAAGAACCTAGATTAGTATTTTTTGAAAACTGTACAAATCTAATTTCTCAACTACCTGCACTACCAATAGATAAAAGAAATCCAGAGGATATAGACACTACATCAGAAGATCACTTGTACGATGCTTTACGATATGGTATCATGTCAAGACCAAGATTTAGCATATTTGATTATGATCCTATGGGTCCACCTAAAAGAAGTATGCAGGTTGCAGACTCAACGTTTGGTTATTAAGGAAAAATAAATGGCAGAAGATAACGAAGGTTTTATTGAAGATGATTCTATTGTTTTAGAAGACAGTGATAACTCTGACGTAGAAGACGTAAACACATTAAAAATTATTCCATTTGTTATGGATAGGTACAAACGTGCAGAAGATCACAGACAACAAGATGAACACAGATGGTTACGTTCTTACAGAAACTATCGTGGTTTGTATGGTCCTGATGTACAGTTTACAGAAGCTGAGAAGTCAAGAGTATTTATTAAAGTAACTAAAACAAAAACACTTGCAGCTTATGGACAGATTGTTGACGTACTATTTGCTAGTCAAAAGTTTCCATTAACAGTAGACCCAACAGAATTACCTGACGGTGTAGTTGCAGATGTACACTTTGATCCTAAAGAACCAGAGCAACTAAAAGACTCTGATATGGACAAAGAAGTAAATCCGTATGGCTTTAAAGGTGATGGTAAAGAATTACCTAAAGGTGCTACAGCAGCAACACTAGCAGATAGCCTTGGCCCACTATCAGAAAAGTTAAGTGGTATAGATAATCTACGTCAAGGTGTAGGTAAGACACCTACTGCAATTACATTTAGTCCAGCTATGGTAGCTGCTAAGACAATGCAAAAGAAAATACATGATCAACTAGAAGAGTCTAGTGCAAGTAAACATTTACGTAGTACAGCGTTTGAGATGGCATTGTTTGGTACAGGTGTAATGAAAGGTCCGTTTGCTGTAGACAAAGAGTATCCTAATTGGGGAGAAGACGGTGAGTATAACCCTGTT